CAGTTACATCACAACAAGCAAATATCCTGGATCAGGTTCTTCTGGTTTGGGTAACCCAAGATACAACAACGAGAGCGTATCTAGTTACTACCCAGACAGATGGATAACAAAATCGAACAACAATGCCGACGGATCAGGATCATTTGGTAGAAAGTCTCAGCGAAAAGTCATAGTTGAACAAATTAAATCTGAGATCGACACAAACCAAGCGATAAGGGAAGACCAAAGAGGTTTCAACGTGATTGCTTGTCCTGGTTACCCAGAAGCGATTTCAAACATGATTAACCTAAACACAGACAGAAACAACACAGCGTTTGTTGTTGGTGACACACCTTTAAGACTAGAAGGCACAGCGACGTCTATACAGAGCTGGGCCAACAACACAGCGGGTGCCACAGACAACGGTGAGGACGGACTAGTAAGCGCAAGTGATTACCTTGGAGTATTTTATCCATCGGGTCTGACAACAGACAATACAGGTAAATCAATTGTTGTTCCGGCATCACACATGATGATGAGAACACTGGCAAACAACGACAACGTTGCTTTCCCATGGTTTGCACCAGCAGGTACAAGAAGAGGTGTTGTGGACAACGCAACTTCAGTTGGTTACATTGACTCAGCAAGTGGAGAGTTCGAAACGATCTCTGTGACTGAATCTGTAAGAGATTCAATGCACGAAGTGAAGATCAATCCAATAACTTTCTTCTCAGGAGCAGGTATTGTGAACTTTGGAAACTTGACTAAAACATCGGCTAGTTCTGCCTTAGACAGAATCAACGTATCAAGACTAGCAGTGTATCTAAGAACACAATTGGATTCAATTGCTAAACCGTTTATTTTCGAACCAAATGATGAGTTGACAAGGAACGAGATCAAACAATCGATCGAGTCATTCTTGTTAGAACTAGTTGGACAAAGAGCGTTGTATGACTTCCTAGTAGTTTGTGATGACACAAACAACACACCTACAAGGATAGACAGAAATGAACTTTATGTGGACATAGCGATTGAACCTGTGAAATCGGTTGAATTTATCTACATACCATTAAGAATCAAAAACACAGGGGAGATTGCAAATTTAGGGAACTAATTTTGGAATAAATAGGAGAAACAGATGGCAATATCAACTTTATCAAAATTCACAGTACCTTTAGCAAACGATCAGAGTTCAGCATCACAAGGCTTATTGATGCCAAAACTACAGTATCGTTTCAGAGCGATCCTGGAGAATTTTGGAGTATCAACACCAAGATCAGAACTTACAAAACAAGTAATTGATATTACAAGACCAAATCTTACTTTTGACAACGTTACATTAGATGTTTACAACTCTAAAGTATATGTTGCAGGTAAACATACTTGGGAACCAATTACAATTAATTTAAGAGATGATGTAAACAATTCAGTAACTAAATTGGTTGGCGAACAGATCCAGAAACAATTTGATTTCTTCGAGCAAAGTTCGGCGGCATCAGGTATTGATTACAAATTTACTGCTAGAATTGAAATGCTAGACGGTGGTAACGGCGCAAGTGCACCAAATGTGTTAGAAACATTTGAGTTATACGGTGCATACGTAGAGAACGTTAACTACAACACACTAGCATACGCAACTTCAGATCCAGCAACTATCACGATGTCAGTAAGATACGACAACTGTATCCAAACTCCTCAAGGTACTGGTATAGGTTCAGCGGTGGCGAGAACTGTGGGTACATTGAGTACTGGTGGTTAATACAATTTAGATCAGCAATTATAAACAAAGAAAGCGTCTTTAAAGGCGCTTTTTTTGTGGCCATAAATATCCATATGCCAAGCATCAATAATTTTTTACAGGGCTTCCAAGACAACCTTCCCGGAATGAAGGACTACAGGCACGCATCAAGATTGTACATTGATAACAATCATAAATTGATGCCGAAGCAAAAGTTCCTGTTCCACGTGGTTTTCGACACAGATGAGAGCCTGTTTGCGACAGCATTCAGCCAGAGTGAAAAGTTTGAACTCAACATGCTGGTAAAGGCCTGTGACCTACCAAAGTTCGACATGAGCGTGGAGGAGAAAACGCAGTACAACAAGAAGATGTACCTGGCAACGAGGATAGCGTACGAACCTGTGAACATCACGTTCCATGACGACCATGCAGACACAGTCAATGCATTTTGGAAAAAATATTATGAGTACCACATAGCAGACTCTGTGTCAATGAATTCAGATCTGAGCATCGATGCGACCAAAGACGATTATTATCTATATGGAAGTGCCAGAAGGACAAACAAATTTGGTATGGATACTCCGGCTCAAAGGAAAAAACCTTACCTGAGGGGCATTGAGATTTTTGTGTTACACAAACAACGTTTCACATCAATGTCGTTGGTCAATCCAAAGATAGGCTCATTCAGTCACGACAATCTGGATGCCGCTGACGGACAGGGTGTTTTAGCAAACACTATGCAAATACTTTATGAAACAGTCATATACCAGACAGGCACTATAGGTAAAGGAGAAATTCCAGGATTCGCGACCATACACTATGACAAGGAACCGTCACCTTTGACAGTGTTAGGCGGAGGTACAAACAGTATTTTTGGTCCTGGAGGTATCGTGGACGGTGTTGGATCTGTAATCAGAAATGTAAGTGAAGGAAATGTGCTTGGAGCAATTCTCACAGCATCAAACACATATAGAAACGCCAAAAAAATTAAAAAGAAAGATGCAAAAGAGGAACTAAAAGGGCTGGCCAAGAAAGGAGTGCTGGAGGTTGGAAAACAGGCAGGCACTATAACGAATCCTGTAGGCAGATTCGCAGTGGGCACTGCGGCCGCGGCGGCGACTGTTGCACTAGTGGCCTCAGCAAAAGGAACCACAGACAACACAAACAACAGCAACAACAGTGTGGTGACTACGCCAACATTAGACACAGTTAACTTCTTGACAGCGGACGAGGCCTTTAACCTAATTTCGAACAACCAAGAAGTTAAAGATGAAATCGCCGCAAGTATATACTTCAAAGACATAGGATCTCGAAAAGACTTATCTGTGGCAGAATCGGATCTGGAATACGCCGGCAGTTCAAACACCGTCAAGACAGTGTATGAAAACAAGGCAATCACAGACGTAAGAAAGTTAGTGACCGAAGGATACATAAAAATTGAAAGATCATCACAAGACGTAGAGATCGCAGTCGAGAAAGCAGGATTATAATGGCAGAATTTTACACAAACTTACCGCCAAAACAACAAAACGAGTTAGACAAAACAATCGAAAAACTAACGACAACAAACTACCAAACAGAGTACCAGTTCAACGTTGGTGAGTACGACAGCACTGTGGCCTTCTTCGTTAAGAGAGGTTTCACAAGAACTTCAGCAGAGTCAACAGCATACGTGATATTATCACAGGCAAAGATTGATAGTGTAAAACCTCAGGAAATTTTAGACAAATTGACCTACGCCTCACCTGCAAAGCTCAGTGAACTTATCACAATAATTTTAAATGCCAACAGGTACAAATCCAGTAGGCTGGGAGTAAGACAGACCCTCAACACAACAGGAACAGTATCTAGAAATATAATAGATTAATGATTCCTAGATTCGCAAATGGAAAGTTCTCACCTAAGAACGGTGAAAAATATGTTGGCATCAAGACTCCAACATATAGAAGCAGTTGGGAACACGCTTTCATGCGCCTATGCGATGAACATCCAAATGTTTATCAATGGGCATCAGAGTCAATCAAGATTCCTTACAGGCATCCATTCACAGGCAAGTACACAGTTTACGTGCCCGACTTCTTTGTCGTGTACATTGACAAGACGGGAAAGAAACACGCCGAGATGATAGAAGTAAAACCAATGTCGCAAACAAACATGGAATCGGCAGGACGGAGCATGGGTAAAAAGAAACAAGTCGTGATTAATCAGGCCAAATGGGAGGCCGCGTCGGCGTATGCAAAGCAGAGAAGAATAGGTTTCAGAGTGGTGTCAGAAGAGCAGTTGTTCCATCAAGGCAAACGTAAGTAAATATACACATGACAAAAAAACTAGAAGATATTCTTAATTTACCAAACGTCAAAGAAGCATTCAAGGAAGTTGATAAAAAAGAAAAACACAGAGCATTAAATGAAACTAACGGTTCGTCCGCAAACAAAAATTTAGATCCACAAACAAAAGCAAATCTGGAAAAAAGTTATAAAGAGTTTGACAAAGTTGCGGCCGCACTGCCACAGGTCAAAGGACTTGGAGAATTAAGTGATCTGGAACTAGACAAACTGGCCATAGAGGCAGAAGAAAGTTATAAGAATCTTATGGATTTGGGGATGAATGTGGACTCACGTTATTCAGGCCGAATCTTTGAAGTTGCCAGCACTATGCTTAGAAACGCCATAGATGCAAAAAGTGGTAAAATTGACAAAAAACTCAAAATGATTGAACTACAACTTAAAAAGCAAAAACTAGATCAAAACGACAAAGACGGTACAGCAGTGGAAGAATCAGAGGGTTTTGTCATATCTGATCGAAACGAATTGATGAAGAAACTGCTGAAAAAAGACTAAATATTGCATATGAGCACATTCTCACAATACCTTACGGAATCAACAAAGTCATATGACTATAAAATAAAGGTTGCGGGCGCACTGCCAGAAGGTTTCGCTAACAAGATGGAAACTGCACTTCAAAAATTTGACGTTGCTAACATGTCATCAGGGAAGAAAACACCTATAATGACTGTGCCTCTTGATTTCCCACAACTGAGCAACGAAGAAGTTACTATCTTTGATGTGACTACAAACTATCCAGTATCAGTAAGAGAATTAAAAGAATATTTAGGGGTGTATATGAACTTGCCACAGACACACATCGTTGTCAGGAAACCAGGCGAGCCAACAGAGGAATACCAAGATAACATGCAGGTAGCAAAAAATTCAGAATACAAAAATAAATTATTGGATTTAGAATACACAGATTCGGCTAAAATTAATGCAGAAGACTTCCATTCAGCCAAGGCCAACATGAGCCTACTAAAAGAATTACTTAAAGACAGAGAAGAGAACAAAGACCAACCAAAAGAAAAAGCAAACATTCAAAGCAACGAAGAGCAGGGTACTCCCAGTCCGCTTTCTAAATCAACAAATCCACACCCAGATCCAAAGAGGAAATAAGTTATGGAAATGATCGACGTATTAAAGAAGTTACAAGAAATCGCAGAGACCAAACCAGAATTAGTTAAAGATGCTGTGGAGAACGTGGAGAAAACAAATCCCAAAGTTGACGAAAGCAGAATGAAAGACTACCTACATGATGAGGCCGAAAAACTTTCAAGAAAAGAATTTTTAGAAAAGCACGGAAGTAGCCTAGCAGGTTTCTACGATGCAATAAATGGTGACCCAGAAGACAATGAAAAGCCAATGGAAGGCAAAAAAGAAATGAAGAAAGAAACAGTTAAAGAAGCAATACAAATTTCAACAGACACGCCAGAAGAAGCAGGCATGATGATGCAGATTCTTAAACTTGCAGGTGTTAAACCAGTTGACGCTAAAATGATCGGTGCGCAGGACGACGAGCCAGAGCATGACCATGACGACGCAACAGGTTCGATGGACATGGCCAGAATGAGAGACATCGTAAAGAAACCAGAGGATGAAAAAGCAGAAGAAACATTTGCCAACGCACCTGATGGTTACAAAGGTGAGCCAGAAACTCATGACGTTGACACTCTTGTAAATGTACACTCAGGTGGACTGAACAGACAGAAATCTCAACACAGAAAAGAGTATCCGGGTGACAACCCAATGGCAGTTGCCAAGGAAGACCAGATCACAGAACAGGATCTAGCAAACAGCCTGAGAGAACAATACCAAAATTTCAAGAAGGCTTACCAAGAAGCCGCCAAACCTGATTTCCTTGACATGGACAAAGATGGTGACAAGAAAGAGCCAATGAAGAAGGCCGTCAAGGACAAAGAGGCTAAAGAGAAAAAATAAGTTAGTTTTCTACCACACTCTACGACATTAAATACTACGTTATGGCATACGTAAGTTTAGATTCAGACCAAATTAAGAAGGCCAATAAAAGGCACAAATACTCAAAGGAACAAGTAGAACAACTTGAGAAGTGCATGGACGAGAAGACAGGCCCTTTGTATTTCATGAAACAGTTCATGAAGATCCAGCATCCTACCAAAGGCGAAATGCCTTTTGAACCTTATCCGTACCAGGAGAGATTGATCGAAGCATACAATTCACATAGATTCAGTATTTCGATGTTGCCCAGACAGACAGGCAAGACAACCTGTGCCTCGGGCTATCTTATATGGTACGCCATGTTCAAGCCAGATTCACAGATACTAATTGCCGCACACAAATACGCAGGAGCATCAGACATCATGTCTAGGGTGCGTTATGCATATGAGATGTTGCCGGCTTGGATCAAAGCCGGAGTCAACCAATACAACAGGAACTCGATAGAGTTCGACAACGGATCAAAGATAATGGCAACCACAACAACAGAGAACACAGGACGGGGTATGTCCTTGACAATGATCTATTGTGATGAGTTCGCGTTCGTGCAACCACCCGAGAAAGCCAAAGAGTTTTGGACTTCACTGTCGCCAACTTTGAGTACAGGTGGTAAGTGCATGATCACAAGCACTCCCAACTCAGACGAAGACCAGTTCGCCATGATATGGAAAGAGGCCAACAAACGATTTGATGAATATGGAAACGACAAGATAGTGGGCACCAACGGCTTCTATGCCATGAAGGCGCACTGGAACGAACACCCAGACAGAGACGAGGCATGGGCAGAAGCAGAAAGAGCCAGGATCGGTGAAGAAAGATTTAGACGGGAACACGAATGTGAGTTCTTGATTTTTGACGAGACATTAATCAACAGTATAACTTTGGCCGACATGGAGGGCATGCCACCAGTGGAGACCACGGGGCAAGTGCGTTGGTTCAAAAGGCCAACTCCGGGACACACCTACATGGTTTCCTTAGACCCTAGCATGGGGACGGGTGGAGACTTTGCCGCTATACAGGTGTTCGAACTGCCCACATTTGAGCAAGTGGGAGAATGGCAACACAACACCACTCCCATGAATCAACAAGTTAGGATTTTACAGGGCATCAACAAGCACATACACGACACAATTTTAGAAAAGGACTCCACAGCAACTCCACAAATATTTTATTCAATGGAAAACAACACCATAGGTGAAGCCGCGCTCATGAGAGTTATGGACATAGGTGAAGAAAACATACAAGGAATGTTCTTATCTGAACCAATTAGAAAAGGACACAGGAGGAAATTTAGAAGAGGATTCAACACAACTGCAAAGTTTAAAATAGACGCTTGTACAAAATTCAAAGAGCTCATTGAGAGTGGAAAGATGAAAATAAACTCACAACTGCTTGTATCCGAACTAAAGGATTTCGTTGCAAGTGGATTGAGTTACAAGGCCAAACCCGGACAGCACGACGACCTAGTGAGTGCCTGCCTTTTAATGACACGTATGATGAAGGTTTTGGCAGATTTTGATCCAAAAATATTTGAAAAATGGACTGACAGGACCAGTGAGATCACACCAATGCCAATATTTGGATCGTTCACAGGATAATAAATACGCTATATGAATCCAAAAAACTCAGTAGACCTATTCAACAAGATTAGATCACAGTTCACTAATGTCCGTTTGGGCGACGGAAATGGCGCGGCAACGGCTGATCCAAAAACCGCTGTATTTTTTGAGTTTGAATTCCAGGAGGATGCGGACACTTTTGGTTCAGTAAGCATCAGTCTAGCAGATGGTGAGAACATGAAAGTTTACTATAACAGAGATCTTGTCAACAAAATTGACGAAGATAGCAGGGACGAATGGTACGCATTTCTCAAGGAACTAAAGGACTACGCAGTAGAGCACCAACTAGGGTTTGACGTTAGAGATATCACGAAATCGAACCTAACGAAGCAGGATTATCAAAATCTTGCAGATACGAACAAAACGGTAAATACTGACGAGATGTCAGAAGAACTAGCAAGAATCACTAAACTAGCGGGTGTGAACGAAGGCCTCACAGGCACAGCAAAACGTTCATACGAGAACCTAGACAAGACAAAATTAATAATCAGACACAAAGGCAAGGTTGACGAGACTGTGCCAGGTGCGAGATCAAGACAGATACAATCACTGTACATCGAGAACGAGGACGGTGAGAGGTTCAAGTACCCACTGACACACCTAGCAGGTGCGAGGGCGATGATGAGACACGTGGCCAACGGTGGAAGACCACACGACGAGTTCGGTGAACACATCATACAGACTTCAGAAGACATAGCGAAACTACAATCTTTTTCAAGATACGTTTCGAACAAGGATCAACTGAACGACAACGCAGGTGACATTATCGAAAACACGAAACTACAATTAGAGAATTTAAGAGAGTACATGAGAAATTTGTCAAAACAAGGTCACTATGAATCAAGTTGCAAGAGCTACAAGAAAGCAGAAGACCAAGTATTAGATGACGAGACCGTAAACAAACTGAGAGAGAAGTTCACAATGACCAACCTAGACAAGAGAGTGGAAGACGCTTTCCCACTTATCAACAAAGTAATGGCAGAATTAGAAAACGCAGGCAAAGAAGAACAAGTGAACGAACTTGACCCAGGCGAGGCACCAAAAGTCAAAGACACACAGCCGACAGTGCTAGGCAAAGATGTTGAGCCAATCGACGCACCGGTGCAACCACCAGTTGACCATGGCGCGATAGTGCAATCATTCCTCACAGATCCAGACAGCAAGATGATCCTAAGGAAGGACGCGGCGGCTGACAAGATGCTGAGGAACACAAAATTCACGAACAAGAACACGATGCTGAGCTCGATACTGGGCGACATCGCCAGCAGGATGCTGACCAAGTCAGGCGAGGAAGACAGGGTGGCCAACTTCGCTTCAAGGGTTGCGGATGAGATGGAACAGGAGAACAGTGCAAACTTCAAGCCAACTCCGGACTACATGAAGAACAAAAAGATAGCAATACAACTCGCAAAGAGATACATCGACGACTACAAGAAGATGGAGAAAGATCCAGAATACGAAAAACAGGTTAGGATGGAACCAGGTGAATTCAATCCCAAGAAAGATCTAAAAGGCAAGGCAAAAGAAACTGAAGCGTTTGAGTCATGGGCCGAAAACATAACAGAACAGAAACCCTACGTGTCAATGTACAGAGACGACAACGGCAAGATGGTGTATGACGTACTGGACAAAGACGGCAAGTCAGCGTTCAAATCATCCGACGAAGAACTTTCAACCAACTTCCTACGTAAGAACTACGACGAGTTGATGGGTAGAATGGCCGTGACGAAAGCAGACAAAAATTTAAACAATCCTGCATACCAAAAAATGAAGGCGGGAGATGACAGATACGCAGACAAGACCGAGGGCATGGGCGACAAAATAGCAGACATGGCACAGAGCATGAGCAAAGATGAATTCATGAGTAAAGCAGACGAACTAGGACTCACACCAGAAGAAGCCGCGGAACACTACGAGAAGATGCAGGGCGGTGCACACGCAGGTAAATTTGAAGGTAATCAATTCGCACAGGCAGTACAGAAAGCCAAAGCGGCGGGCATGAAGGCGGGAGACAAGTTCAAAGTTGGTGACCAAGAGTACACACTGAAAGATGCTATAGAGTTAGCAGGCCTACAGTTGGAAGAATTCTTCTCAGAAGAAGAAAGCGACGATTGGACAAAACTTATGAACGCAGTTGCTGAAAGATATGGCAAAGAGAAAGCAAGAGTGATCCACGATTATGCCCAATTAGGCACTGACAGCGGACCGGAACTAATGAAAGACCATGGCTTGACACCCGGAGACGGTATGGAGGAGAATCAGCGGGAATGGTTCAAGAAGTTTCCATGGTTGGAAAAATTAGATAAGACATCATGGATGGACCGTCTTATCAACATCGCTGGCGAAGGGCCGGACTATGGAACTCCAGTCTCAGAAGATCCCGAGTTGGCTCGTATCAAAAACCTAGCATTTTACCAATAATAGTAGTAGACTTTAGATAAATATAGTTGTATATTACGCTATATGTCTAATATACATTTAGGCACAAACAAACATAGGCACAATAAAGGAGGCTTACATTATGGCATCATTGGCTGAAATAAGAGCGAAGTTAAAATCTCAAGAAGTGAATCGCTCCACTTCATCAGGCGGAGACAACGCCATCTACCCACACTGGAACATATCGGAAGGTTCTGAGGCAGTCGTTAGATTTTTACCAGATAAGGATACGAATAACACATTTTTCTGGACCGAAAGGAACATGATCAAGTTACCGTTCGCAGGTATCAAAGGTCAGACTGATTCAAGACCGGTGACAGTGCAAGTACCATGCATGGAGATGTATGGGAAGACTTGTCCAGTGCTCACAGAGGTGAGACCGTGGTTCAAAGACAAGAGCATGGAAGACATGGGCAGAAAATACTGGAAGAAGAAGAGTTAC